ACAATATATCCTGCCGGAATTCAAAGAAAATAAAATCGAATAATTATAATTAATGAGTAGTATGGCTGACGTAAGAAAACTTGCACCGTTTATTCTGAAATGGGAAGGCGGTTTTGTAAATGACCCTGACGATTTGGGAGGGGCTACCAATATGGGGGTGACTATCGGAACCTATGAGGCATATTGCCGAAAGAAAGGATATTCCAAGCCTACAGTTGAAAGATTGAAAAATCTCACAAAAGAGGAATGGACGGAAATCTTGAAAACCATGTACTGGGACAGATGGAAGGCTGATGAGATAAAATCGCAATCAGTTGCTGATATATTGGTTGATTGGGTCTGGGCATCCGGTGCGCACGGAATTAAGATTCCTCAACGCTTGCTTGGTGTTACAGTGGATGGCATTGTAGGTCCCAAGACCATTGCCGCAGTTAATTCCCGTAATCCGCGTGAACTGTTTGACCAGATCAAGATTGCACGGTTTGATTTTATCGAGGATATATGCCGGAAACGCCCAGCAAACAACAAGTTCAAACGGGGGTGGATGAACCGCATAAATAATATCTCTTATGTTGGTTAGAGTTATGAACTGGGTAAGCCGACATATATTGCTGGCTCCTTTCATGTGTTTGTTCCTGTTGTTCGGATCATGTGGCAGCTCGCATAAGGCTATCAAGTCCGATGTAGAAGTAATCAGCAAAGATAGCGCCAGTGAATCTGTCAACATCGTACACGGATCAAGTACCTCTTTGAGCGAACTCATAACTACTAATAGTAACTATGTGATTGATTTTCGTATCTATGATACCCGAAAACCGCCCGACAGCCTGACTGGGAAACCTCCGTTATTGGCTGACGGGCATGTAGAAGGTGATTTCAGCAAGAATAAAAAGAAGGAAACTGCAACCAAAGACTGTACAAATGTCAAAGCTGATAAGGAAGCCACTTCCATCAAACATGAGGAAACCAAGACTGAAGAGGTAAAGGATAAAAAAGAATCCACGCTGCCTAAACAAATCGGTTTTGTCTGTGTTTGTGTAACCGTTTTGATTGTCGTTATACTGATAGTAAAGCATTGGCGCAACAGACAATCTTCATCATAAGACTTTAAATTTATAAATTGGACTGGGGGGCTCGTGATGCACGATGCCCTCCTTTTTTGTAATACGTAATAATGTGACAACAAATATTTTTAGAAATAGGCAAATCCCTTTGAACAAATCCATTGGTATCTTGTTCAATAAAATGTGAAGTAGATTGTCAAAAACGAAACTAATCTGAACCGTTCCGGCTTGTGATAAGTAGGGACGGTTTTATTTTGATAATATTTCTGTTAAAAGATAACCCATGAATTATATGTTCCTTTATCTTTGCACACTATTAACATCAATTTATGTATCATGGCTGAAAAAGAATCTTATTCCGAAGAGGAATTGAATGAAATGATCGTATGGTTCAATAACCATGCTGATGAACTTCCCAAAGAAATGCAGATTAACAAAGCGGCTTTTACCCCGGATTTGAAACTTACTGTTGAAAGTTGTATCATGCAGGCTAAGCAATGTCTGGGTAACTATAAGATGGCCGGAGCTTTCCGGATGCTCCAACAAATCAGAGAGAACCTTGAAAAGGCGGCCCAATAAGCTGCCTTTTCAATATCCTTCTGGAAACTTTCTTTACTTTACTTCAAAACACACCGATACTTCACTAAGTTTGCCCTTATGTAGTTGATAAACATAACATTCTACCATGTCCCCTTTAAACTCTTGAAGTTTATTGTTTAAATACTCCTTTATTTCATTTTTACAGTTAAAATACATATTCCATTCTTTTAAAATCGGTTCATCTGGACCACTCCATACTTCTAACGTACATGGACAATTCTTTATAATTCTACTCATTATGAAATTGTTTATATAGATGCGACATTGCTTCTACATAATATAACCTCAAAGGTGTCATACAATTTATAGACATTATACTAAACAATAAACAAAGATTTCCGATATAAAAAAAGTGAGGGGAACCACCCCCTCACCAAAGTCAAACCAAGCACTAAGAATTATGTTCTACATACTTGTGACTGCAAAGATATGAATTTTCTCGGCATTATCCAATAAAAAGAAATCCCCATGGCAGCTCAACCATGGGGATCAGGTGTCATAAGAAACAGCCATTAACCAGTAATGGACAGTGAGCCTATTTTTTCTCCTATTTCTTTCAGTGCACGGTTGAAGATACCTATTTCCTCATGATTCAGCGTATAGACCTTTCCTCGCACCTTATATCCATTTATGCGCTGATACAGCCAAGATGCACTCTTTCCAAAGTAGTTTCTAGCAATATAAGCCAAAGGCAATATCTCAACAGCCTCTTTTAGCTGTTCCCTGATTCTTAATTCCCGTTCTATGACATCCATACTGTTACTGATATCCTCCAGTCCCTGCATCATAAAGTTTCTGAAGATGGTTTTCTCTTCATCCGTCAACTTCATTGCCTTTATTTCCGCAGACAAGGAATCAAATCTGGCCTTGCTTTCTTCGTCCGTTTTCCCTATATAGGTTTTCAGTTCTGCTAATTTTTCCTGTAAATTATCCATATCGTATAGTTTCAAAACCCCTCCCAAGAGGGGCTTTTTGTTAATCTTTCATCTTCAATAGATTGCCCAGCCTATCGAGCAAAATGTTCATCTGTCGTTCATACTCTTCAGAAGTTGGAGCAATCACCGTTTTCAAACTTTCATAATCTGAAATCATTTTTTTAACTTTCTCAATTTCCTGCTTTAGCTCTTCATCTGTCATTGATTTGTGTTTAATGGTTAATACTCTGTTTCTTTATGACGATACAAATTTACATAATAAAAATATTATGTGCAAACTTTTAAAGAAATTATTCTGCCTTTTATCATATTTATTTCAGATTGTCCAAAATCATCCTGATAGCTTTGTCCGCGTGTACTTTCATTATAGACACATAATTGAATATCGGGCGGTCTTCCTTCATGCTTTGCCCTATGCAATACTCCAATGTGCTCAAGGGGATTCCCAAGTCGAAGCCGTGCTGGACAAAACTTTTCCTTGCAGAGTACAATGTAAAATCATGCCTTATACCTACTTCAAGAGCCAGGTTCTTCATTTTCCTTGTCAGAGTATTATAACAGCTCACATAAGTTCTGTATTTGCCGAAAACAAGTTTCCCAGTCTTTTTATCCATATACTTCATGATAAGAGGCATAGCTTCATCGGGAATTGTGAAACACACCATGGAATTTCCCTCTTTGGTGTTTCTGGTCTTTCTCCTTATATAGTTCACCTCGTCAGTATTCTTGAAATTATAATCCAGCATGTCAACCAGATTCATACCCGCAAGATAGTATGTCAGCATGAAGATATCACGCACTATCATCATGTTATGTTTCTTCACATCAAGATCTCGTAACCTTTTCAACTGCTCCACGGTGATGAAGGTTTCACGTTTTCTGGATGACGGTACTTTTGCGGTGACGAACGGATCAACCTTGAAATTGACATATTGCATCTTCTTCGCATAATTGATGAGTACCTTAAGCAAAGTGATATAGATGTTGATTGTCGTATTTGACAGACGTTGTTTTTTGAGAGCGCTTATATAACCATTAATTCGGATTGGAGTGATATGCTCCATAGGCGCCCCGGTTCCTGTGAACTGGATGAACTTGTTCGCTGCCAGCCTGTAGAGTTTATATGTCTTGCCTCTGTCCTCTTCATCTATCTGTGAAAGGTATTCATCCACCACCTCTTCAAATGTATGGCATTTGTCCCTGCCATTGTCTGTGATGAGCCTGACAAGCTGGGAACATGTCAGGCAATTGGAGAATTCCAGTTCCATATACCTCTCAAAATATTTATCACATATTTTTTTAAGCCGGAGATTCAGGATATCCTTGTCTGGGCGTTTCACTACCCTACCCTCTTTAAATTCACTAATCGAATCAATGATTATATCAGTGGGGATATATCTGGTTTGTCCATTGTGGGAAACCATCACTCTCACCTTATGTTTTCCTCCTGTTAATACTTTTGCAGGAACGATTACCAATGAAAAATTTGCCATAACTAGTCTTTTTTAGTAATAAAGTCGGAAATCTTGGACAAGAAAACGGAAACAAAAACGCGTTTTCAACAAGAATCCGACAAGAAAATCGTCGCATTTTTGACATTTTTTTACTATAAATATTAATACTAAAAAGTGGCTTAATAGTTTGATTCCATATCATAAAATCCTGAAAATCAATATAAAAACATCGGGAGCTCGTGCACTCTTGCAGGCCCCCGATTTACAACACAAAAACTAAACTAGACTTAACTAAACTATTCTATTAAGAAGTTTCACAACTTCCCTTGTCTATGCTGCAAATATAAAAAGATTATTTCTTTTTTGCAAAAGGATATAG